CCGGGTATTTCCAGCCGATACCAACTGAACGTCCAAAGAGTCGTCTTCCACAGACTTAACCCAAACACCAGTACCTGAGACTTCTGTGCCTGCGCCACCCGGTTGTGTACCCTTGAGCACCATCGCCTCGGTGGAACTGTCAACGTACCAAACGGCAGCAAGCGTTCCAGTGTGAAGCGTTGCAATGGTGCCGCCAGCAAAAAAGGCTGTCGTATTGTCCGCGATTGTAGCTACATTATCACTGTCAAAGTCTTGTGCTGTGGATGAAGCCGTTAGTCTCATTGTTTCTGCGGCGGAAGAGTCGCTTGTGATCTTAATGTCGCCGAATGTATTCATGGCAGTTGGACCGTGTAGTGTTACAACAGTCGATGTGGCTGATGCGATACTAGCCGAGAGCGGGTGAACAGAGCCGCCCGTCTGGTAGGAGCCTGAGTTGACACACTCTGCAAAGCGGGTAGCTGCCATCATACCGGCTGTAGCAATCTCGAAATCTTCTGTGTCTGTTCCGGCGGTGGCTCCTGTGAAGGTAGCTGTGCCAGCGTCTCCGCCCTTTGCTCCTCCATGATCCCACGTAACGGTAACGATGTCTGTGTTATTGACCGGTTCGCCAAAAGCAATCGTAGCCACGGGTGGAACACCCATAGAAGAAGAGTTCACACAAAAAAGCCCGAAAGCATCGCCGCCAATATTCCAGCCTGCTTCGCCGCCCGTAAGTTTGTCTGTATTCTCCGTGCCGAGCAGTCGAATCACTGTAACTGGTCCGTTGTTCTTTAAGTACGCCATCGCGGCGTAGGCGGCGTAGGTGGGGGCTAAATAATTCCCCTCGCGCCATATGTCACCGCCTTGTTTACCGGGAATTGTATTACCAAATACCTCAACAAACTCCGATTGCGACCTAACCGACACTGGACGCATGCCAGGCCCTCTTTCTGTTCTACCAATAATAACTGGTCCGAGTTTATCGTGATCTCTTGGTAAGAATGAATTATCAATCTCATTAATGAGAATGCCAGGGGATACAAACTTAAATCTCTTCGTTACTGGTGCTACCATATTTCTTTAACTCCTTATGAGCTAGAACTCTTTCTCTAGCAACGCTATATCATATTTAAATAGTTCTGGCTGGAACGAAACACCACATTAAGGTCGATATTTTCCCTTAATACCGGGGCGTCCATTTTCATGCTTTAGATAATTTTCTATTTCATCTTCCATCATCGCCCTCTCGCGACCGATCTTGACCTCGACCGACCCTTCACGGCGCACGATTTTTGGTTGGGTAGCGTTCTTGTCGTCTCCAATTATATATCCCAAGACTCGCACATCGAAGCTGGTTTCAAACTTCCTATATCCGTCACCGGGCTCTGCTGTCGAGTTGTCAAAAGAAAAATCGTTTGGCATGAATCCCTCGTACCTATGACCGTCCCTCTGAAGGGTGAAATAACTAATACCTCCTGTCTTGTTAATAATCGGCGTGAATATCTCATTCATTTGTTGTTGATATTCGGTCTTGACAGATATACTATATGTTAACTCCACATAGGTCGGGAAGGGAATCGTAATAGTTTCATATACCGGCTTTGAGGTACCCCTAGCATTCACCTGACCGTGTCCTACACTGGACTCACTGCCCCGAAGGCGTGCCGCCTTTGCATTGGAGAATTGTTTCGTCTTTTCCGGTTGAATCCTTCTCGCAATTACAATTGAGCCGCCCTTAGCATCACGAAAATTCGGAATATGTCCTTGTAGCGCCGCTTTTCTGCTGGGATCTTTTGTTATCCCAGTTCTTTCGACTGTCATTATCGGCAGGATTAGAGCGCCGGAATTATCCCTGAGTTCTTTTTCCGCTTTAGACTGGTGGGCCCTCTCAGCCGAAGCCCAAACCACCGGAACCTTTTTCCAGCCCTTGTTAGTGTCTGTACCAATATCCAACACCTTATCAAACCAATCATATATTGAATGATCAATGGTTTCCAATGTCGACGGCATTAAAAGTTTTTCTGAGGTATGGGGTCTCTGATCCTCTAAATCAAGTGGCATCGAATGTACCCTCCCTTGCCTGAATGCATTCCGCCACGATCTCCATCATCGAATCGTTCTGACCAAAAAGCTCAGTTGGTTGGCGTGTGTACGTTATTTCATAAAATCTTGTCCCGTAAAGAACAAAGTCTCCCTCCCTGACAAACAAGTCTTGATCTTCTGTCAAGCGCCTTTTGTGGAAGTGAACCTTGATCGTCCTCAATTTATCCAAGCCGTACTTTGTATTGGAGGTGTTTGAAGAGTTTCCCTCGTGCTCAACTAACGCATGCACCCGAACGGGCGGTAAAAATGTTTTCTTAATTGCCTCTCCATAAAGCGGGTGATAGTTTGTGTGCTCCAAGCTTATCGGATAATAGACCACCACCTGAGCGATCACGCGCTCGATGAGTTCGTCGTTCACCTGCTTTATTAGATCCTTTTCCTTCTGCCCCGTGAAGAGGGGCGGAGGTGGCGCAGCGGGTTGTGTCCATTTGTTATCTGCCACGAGTCACCCCCTTACCCTGTATAGATTAATGCTGCGACTTGTGCAAAAACGGCATTTCCCTGTTCAATGAGCGCGGCATCTTGCTCGATGAGCCTGCCATAGGTAAGCTCTTCCAGGGTCTCCTTGAGTTCGTCTCTTAATGCCTGCTGGTCCTCTTTGGCAGCGGACAAGAGCGCATCGCCATTCAACGAGACATCTGCGCCGGGAATCGGAATCGAACCGAACTTGCTTCTTGTGAGTCCAAGCATCTCTCTGGACAAAGCCAGCGCAAACCTGCGTATCCAGTGTTTACCTATACTATTAATGTTATTGTATGGCACATTCTCAAACGGGAGAGTGTTCATGTTATTTATACCCTCGATGCCAGTTGAACCTTCGGGATTGTTCTCTTCCCAGGTGTCTACCGGAATAACAAAGTCAACCCACATCTTGCCAGGGCTTGAGCCAACCGGCTGGGGATATATTCGAAGCTTATTTGCCTTGAGTTCGTAAGAGTAATGAGAGTTGCGAGTGTAAATTGCGTTTTCATAAGCCATGGCTTGTAATTTATTTTGCCATGCAGGAACCAACTCAAATGTTGAGTCGTCTGCATACTGTCCATAGGACGTCAGGTTTCCAGTTGTGTTGACTCCCCCAAAATACCCGTAAAAGCGCCACGAAGCAGCAGGAGATTTATAATACACTTTCTGTATCAAAACCTTTTGCCCCTTAACCAATCCGGCAAACGATACCGCCTCTGACGTCCCGTTATCTGAATTTGTATGGGAAGCTCCCGACAGAATCGTTTGGAGATCATAGTCCTGTTTCCCCGAAGCAACAGCAAATGAAGCCGAGTATACATTTTGGGTGCCACCCATGCCCGTCTCCTCTGAGACACCCTCTGCAATCCTACGCGCATATGCGAAATCAAACCTCAAGAACCGAAGATTGATATTCTTGTGCATCAGCGTATGCCCACTCTCTAACTGACCATCTTCGTCAAAAGACCCCGTGGTTCCACCAAGGACATTCGACATAATATTCTTCGCTTGATGTATATTGAGGAGATAAGAGTATTCTAAGACTGCTTCTTCGTAGGCATTATATACTTGGTCTGCCTTCAATTCGAGATCTAAGATTTCGCCGCCCAACTTTTGATAAGTGTAAGCTACCTGATCTACAGCGCCGTTAATAAAAGTATCAGAGGTATATATCCCGTAAGCCAGCGATCCCGTAACGTCACCTCCAGAGCCAGAAGTCGGTAACTTGCTAGCACTCGTGGTTGACGCTGGGGTTAGTGTTGGTATAGCCATTCATGGAGACCTCGCTAATAAATAATAGTGATCATTATAATTAGTTAACGGACCTGATAAAAGCCTCACCTGTTCGCAGTCTTCGTTATCCTCTTTGTGTTTCTCTTATTTCGAGTGCGCTTTGTGTGCTTCGTGGTGTTATTTTTTCGAGTTGTATTCGTTGTCGTGTTTGTGGTATTTTCTTCTGTTGTATTTTTACCCGTGGTCTCGTTCAGGGTCTTCAACGCATTTGGGATGGTCACCACGTTATCGTTCGCGTTGTCGTTGTTATTGTTGTTCGTGTTGTCGGGTGTCGTGTTGTTGTTTGTATTGTTCAACCTTGCCACCGTATTTCTAAAAGCTGCTGCCTTGCGAGCATACTTCGGACTTCTCAATCTTCTAGCTTTCTTTCCCATGATAGTTCTCCCTTGTTGAGTTACGTAAATAAATAGGTATCCAATAAAAAAACCCCCAACCATCCGGTTGGGGGTTTTTAAGTTTGTTAATTAAAAAGCATTAGCTATTATGAAGCAGCAAACGGAGATGCTTCGGAGCCACCCTCTTGTATGACTATACCTTCAATATGCCATCTATCGGCGGCTATGCACGTAAGTTTAAATTTACTGCCAATAGCACCATCAGCCACAGATGTGAACTCTACAGACGAGAAGCCGTCAGCAACTTCTGCATTCCATGCCTTTGTCGAAAGGTCATCATCGGTGTCAGAATTTAATAAGGTTCCAACGATTACTTCATTAGTTGTATCAGCACATATTACCTCTTGACCAGTTCCCTGGAAATTAGAAATAAATGTATAATTTACTCCAATTATGTCACCAGCGCCCGAATCTGGTAAAGTTAAAACTGCGGCTGCGTCTGCAAAAACATAAGTTGTTCCTGATTCAACGGCCGTTAAAGAATCCGATGCAGTTACGCTTTCTACCAGATCTCGCTGCCCCACAAGCTTGGTGCCAGCTCCAAAGTTAATCTCTCTCTTCAAATTTTCCAATAATGCCTCGACTCTCGCGAGACCAATTCTTTTACTACCCATTTTACAAAACCCTCCCTTGGTTGTTTCCCATTTATAATCATGTCAAGTAACTGGGACATACGTTAACTAAAACGCATGCACTCATAAATAGTTAACACAAAATACAAAACCCCCTCGCCATCGAAAAATGACAAGGGGGTTTTAATTTTTAACTAATCGAGATTAGCTATTAGCTAGTTGCGCCTGCTTCTCCAAGGAGACCACGGACGATAACCAAACCATAGTGGTCAGGCTTCACCATCTTCTTAGCGTAACGGGTCATAACTCCCTTACGCGGCACGAAGTCATCCGCGCCAAAAATGGTTGGTGTGGTCTGCAGTGGTACATAAGGTGCATATACGTAGCCACTCTCAAGGAAGCTACTGCCCTTACGACCAACGAGAATCACGTTGCGCAAGAAGTAAGGATCGACATAGATCTCAAACTTGTTACTGACGCTACCGACATTAACGGCACCAGCAGTGCCCTTGCTGTCATCGTGAGTCACGCTAGCTCGGAAGCCACTGGTGAACTCAAGAATGTTAGCGACCTCTGGTGAACAAACAATAAAGTTTGCGCCGCCGCGACCAGTCTTGCGGTGAATCTGAGCACTGACATCATTGACCGTCTCAAGGAGTGTCTCATACCACTCACTAACGGTTCCTGTGAAGTCAGGTGCAGCGGAAGAAGCACCAATCTCGGTGCCAGTTGAACGGCTGACGAAAAGACCTGGGGAACGGCTCCAGTAATATGTACCGGCAGTTGCACCCTTAATAAGGTCCGACATGATCTCCTGATCAATTTCAAGAGCAATCTGCTCCGAAAGAATACCAGTCAATTCAAC